CAGCAATACCACTTACAAAGTCAACTATAGATTCTTTTTTGGTAGCGTTTGAATCATCAGCATCTACAATAGCAATACTATCATTAGCTACATTTACAGTACCACTAGATAAATCATTAAGGTCAAGATTAATATCATTTGTGTTTATTGATAAACCTCCATTTGTAGCATTTACTACATTTAAAGTAGCATCTCCTGAAGTAGCATCACCTGTAAGCCCATTACCTGCCGATATACCTGTGATATCTCCATCAAACTTTTGCTCCCAAGTAAACCCTGTTGTAGCAGAATCATAAGTCAATACATAACCATCTATAGGTGAATTAGTAACTTTTAAATTTGGTTCATCAACGAAGTCAGCTCCATATACCTCGTCAAAATTATCATTTATTTTATCGAATGCGGTTCTTAACGGATCACCTGTTCCATCGTTTGCTACCGAACCAATACCTACTGTCTGTTGTGCCATTTCTTGTTATTATTAATTATAGACAAGGGGGTTTAGAATCTATATCTACAGTAGACTGATTGGAGTTATTACCCCACCAACTACTACAATATGAAACCGCCCAATTTATTGTATTTGCCATTATTCACTATAAAAATTACTTGCAAGATAATTGATAGCATCTGCGAATAATCTAGATGTACTTGCCAAAGGTCTTACAAAAGTGTTAACGATAGTCTCGTAAATATCGCCCCACCCAATATTATTATTTATTTCTCCGAAATGTGTTGTCTCGTATATCTTTCCCCAACTCATTTTTATTCTTTTTAAGATAACTATTTAACTTTATTTCGTTATCTTTCTTTATCTTATACTGTTTCTTCATAAAACCCAGCCTGAATAAGTGCTGTCCTTATCAGGATAAATATCTTCATTATTATTACTATAATATTCTGGGAACTTACTAGGAGCGTTAAAATTCATATAATCAATAAACCTATCAGTATAGTATTGAGCATAATCTCTTTCTTTTGCTGTAAGTGAATCTATTTCACTTTTTTCTGGTTGTGTTGAATTCTCGCTATTATGTTTATATATTCCTCCATTACTTATAGTATAAGCTGCAAAAGGTAAGTATTCTGCCATAGCAAAATGAATAAGCATAGGCTGTATATAATCATTAACTAACGATAAATAATCTCCAGATAAATTACTAGATACAATATCGCTACTAATTTTATCATATAAATCAGTTCCTAAATAATTCCTTATATGTATTTCTTGAGCTAGTTTTATAAATTGTAGAAACTTATCAGGATCTACACTACCACTTAAAGCAGTATTTCTTACTATATCAGCTCTTTTTATAAATAGTGCAGTAGCCATTATTCTTTTTCTTCTATTTGTTCGTCAATCGTCTCTTCAACGTCTCTTTTTACACCAGTTTCTTTTTCTATTTCAGAATCACTAATTGCATTTGTTAAATCAGTAAATTCTAAAGGTTGTAATGTTTTAAAGTATATGTCTAAATTAATATTATTAAACTCTAATATTTTTTCTAGTTCATCAAGTATTGTAACCTGCATAGGTCTAATAACAGTATTGTCCATAAGTAAAGAAGCTGTTTGAAGTTCTTCTGCATTGTTACCTAATCCACTATTATCTTTAATACCAACCAACATTGGAGAAACTATCCTATGGGATACCATAACCTTTTTCATAGACTCATCAGATAAGAATTGATACTGTTGATGAGCATCATTTAGTATAATTGGATCTACAGTTGCTGCTAGTTCTTTACTATCGTTAAAAGCTAATATAAATTTACCTGCATTACTACTCCCACTAAACTTCTCATATATTGCTCTTTCAATCATATCTCTCTGCTCTTTATCAGGAGTACCATTATTAAAGTTAATCAACATACTTGGTTGTAATCCATTTTGGATATTACTTATATGGTAATTTGCTATCTCCTCTTCTAATTCAGCATATTGTAAACCTCCTTGATAATCAACTGGAGAATAGTAATAGTAACCTGCTCTATAAGGTCTAATATAAAGTATCTCAATACCATCTTTACTCATTCCAAAAGCTGAAATTCTCTTTGGTCTTTCATTAGGTTTAACTTCGCTCCAATCAGGTGAGTAATAATACCCCTTTATTTCGCCATTTAAAGCCTTCTCCGCCCTTAACGTCTCTACAGGCATATGTGATACCTCTACGATCTCTGAATGATCTTTAGAATAGATTATTTGAAGTGCAGCTTGACCCATCATTTTATAATCATAACAAACCTTCTTCATACAATCTTTAGAAAATAGTTCTTTCATTTTCTTGTATTCTTTTGGCTTGATTTCTGAATCAGTAGCATCTAATCCTCTACCATAAATCATTTCTGATATACCATTTACGGCAGCATTGTTAGTTGGAGATCCATTGTATCTGTCTATAAGATATTGAAAGTACATATTATCATCACCGTATCCCACCCAATCATATCTCTTTGATTCTATAACCTCTGGAGCTGTATAACTCGATAAACTAACAACATGAACGCTATCTTTTATTTTAGGTAGCGGTTGAGGTTTTCTGTTTGGTATTCTTTTTCCCATTATAATATTATAAATTCATTGTCGTAGCTACTTTCTTCTATATATTGAGAATCATTAACAAAGTATTTTTCTACGTTATTTTGATTGGTAGAGTATATTAAGCCTCTATAAATTTCTTCTGTATTTGAACTAGATAACTCCACAGAGTATCTATATAAAGTATCTTCTGAAAGATTAAATGTTCCAGTAAGCACCATATACTGACCTTCGCTAGTTTTTGTTGGAGTAACTGTAACAGTCTTATTAGTATCCTTATTAGTCAATTTAATTATTGGATCACTCGTATCTTTACGAGGTACAATTTTAAGAACTTGACTCCCTGTTGTTGGTAATATATTCATATACAAAATAACTAAACGGTAGTCGTTTTGTTTTTACAAGATACAAAAAAAGGGGCATATAGCCCCTTTCTATAGTACCCTATGTAATATTAGGGAGTTCTTTGTGTTGAAGGAGTATCAGGATTACTAGCCATTCCTGCGAATGGGTCAGCAGCAGTTGCTCCATTTACAAAGTTAGGAGGTGTTACCTCGTTTGCAGTAAGAGTCAAGGTATATCCTTGAAGATCCCCCATTGCACTTCCAGTTACCATTGTTCCTCCAGTAACTTCAGCACCATGTTCACGTCCTACTAAAAGTAAATTACCGTCAAATGTTTCAACGAAAATATGAGGTCTTCCAAAGGACATTAGTTTAAGTTCTTTGTTATCCTCTTTAGTAAGTTTGTGTAGTGTCAAATTCACAACAGATTCAAAGAATGTTGTACCATTCTCTAAAGATGTTTGAATGTTAGTTTCTAAAGAAGAATTACCCTTTACATCGTATGTATGGAAAGTAAAAGCTCCATCCATATCTGTTACTTCGTCATCAGTTAGGGTAATATTTCCTAAATCTCCGAAGTCAACAAAATGAATTTTTCTAATACCACCTACAGCATCTTTACAGGGTTTTTTTCTTCCTCCAGTTAAATCACAAGCCATAATTATAAATATTAAAAAAGGGTAGGTAGGCTTTAGGCTCACCCACCCTTTAAAGTTAGTTGATTAATTTATTAGTTAGCAGAGTTCGTAATGCCATAAGTAACGATATCTGTAACAATACCATACTGTACACCTGCACTAAATCTCATAACAACTCTCACATTTTGAGAACCATCAAGATCTGCCATATCTATAACTTTTACTTCATTATGATCAGACAGTAAGCCTGTTCCAAAGAATAAGTTAGATTTTTCAGCAGCGATAGCTGTATTGTCAGCAAGACCATTAGCAATAAATATTTTTACACCATCAAAAGATAATGCTCCATTATTCCACCATTGTGTACCTTTACTATCAACACCAGCAGATCCTACTCCACTAGCAAATCCACCTAAAGCTCTCACATAAGCTCTTGCTATATTTTGAGAAACATATAAGAATAGATCTTCACTTCCATAAAGAGCAGAAGGAATAGCATCTACAATAGACCCTAATTGAGCAATAACATTAGAAGATGTTATTGTAGTTCCTGAAACCTCTTGTCCTGAAGGTAAGTCAGCATCTAGAGCTATTTGAGTAGTTAGACCATTAAACTGTCCATTTGTTGAAGTATCTCCTGTCCAGATTGAGTTTTCTGTTCTTTGAGCAACTTTAGCAGCAACGTGACCGATTAAGAAATCACTAAACGCTGGAGGTAAGTTACTAAATGAAGAGTATCCCATTTGAACTGCTTCCCAGTCAGAAACAAAATCTTTCTTACATAGTTGTAAATTAACTTGTTGCTCTTCTGGTTGAAGAATTCTTTCAGTAAGTGTTAATGTTGAAGTAGCTGAAAAATCACAAGTTGCATCCTTAACAATATCGTTAGAAGATACTTTCTTTATAACCTCTTTTAACTTTACATTAGGTTTTACTGTAATACCACCGTTAGCGATGGTAGCACCTTCTAGTAGAGCTGCAGCGATATATTGACCTGCAAACTCACCAGCATAGGTAGTAGTAATTGAAGTAGTAGTAGCCATTTTTAATTAAATTTAGACGTTTATTTATTATTACTTATTCTAGCCATAACACGATCAAACGTGCTAATTGGTTTATTTTGCCCATATTGGAAATCGAATTTTCTAGGATTTCCCTCTTCTGGGTTATGTTTGATTGCTTCTGCAGCAGGTTCTTTAGAAAGCTCTTTTACTTGCTCTGATAGAGCTTCTTTCTCTTTCTTTATATAACCCATTTCTTCATCAATCATTTTCTTAATAGCATTAATTTCAGCTTTTAAAGCTCCCATATCTGCTTGATATTTTTCCTCCGAAACATAACCTTCCATTAGATCTGTTTCTTCTCTTTCCTCCAACTCATCTTCGGATGCTTCTACTTCTGAAACTTCTGTTTCTTCGGTAGCAACCTCTTCAGACAACTCGGTAGTAGTTTCCTCTTTAACTTCCTCTGTTGTCTCACTTACAGCTTCTACAACCTCTTCTTGAACTTCCATTTCTGAAAGCTCTTGTGGAGTTGGTTGCTCATCTGATAGTTTAGACAACTTTTGGAGAATCTCATTTAAAATAGTTGTCGCACTCATAATAATTATTAAGGTTTATAAAAGTAATTGGTTGTAAATTAAGTGTTAGGTTTTTAGGAGCTTGTACTTGTAATTGTAACTGTTGTATCAATAATAGTTATTGTGCCTGCAGAATCTGTCGCTCCTATTGTAACAGATCCCACTCCTTGAGCCTCTAAAGTTCCATCACAACATTTAGATGAATAGGTTTTACCATCTGAACATAAACATCCTCTTTTTCCTCCTTTTGGTGATGATCTAGATACTGTAGCGTTTTTTCTTCTTCTCATTTTTTACTTTTTGGATGTTTCTTTGGTAGTAAGTCATAATCAGTTGTATATTTAGCATTTTGAGGTCTCCCATTCTTAACTAAATACATATAAGCATTTACTCTAGCGTGTGCCCATTGAGATGCAGATTTAACTTTTGGAGAGTGACCTGTATTAAACGCACCTAATCCTCTTTGAAATACACTAGATAAAACACCTACAGTCACACCATAGCCTAATTTATCTTTATATTTCTTATTAAATTCATCAGCTTTCTTTTGTAATGAAGCTTTATCTTTAGCAGATACTTTTGCTCCTGTTTTACCTTTTGCATTTCCTTTAGCTGTGCCTTTACCTTTTGGATTTTTATTAGGTGTACTTGATGCAGGTGCTTTTGGTGATTTTTTTATACCACCTCTTTCTCCTACTTCAGCATAAGATGATTTACGTTTTACACATTTACCAGCTTTATCTTTAACAAAACCCTTCGGACATTTTTGTAATTTCATATCATCTTTAACATGGGTCTTACATGGCATATACCAAGTTTTACCCTCAAATTCATGAGTATGGAAACCTTCACATCCTATATTTTTAGCCATTTCTTCTGCTTTTTCTTTTGTAGAATAAGCAAGTCTATCATCAATAATAGCAAAATCATTATCTATAACTTGTGATGCTAAATCTAATTCTCCTATTTCTTTAAGTTTAGACTTTGCCCATCTAAACCCTGCTTTTCCTCCCCAAGCATCATACATCAATTTACCACACCCATCAGAATAGCTTTTAGAGGCTTCTAGATCCTTTTCGTGGCGAGCTAGGAAGCTATGCATTCTTTTTATCGTAGATACTGTTAGATTAGCTCTAGAGGCTAATTGAGAGGCTCTACGCTTCCCTACGGCAGTTCCACAAGATCCCCATCCATTTTTATCCACATATTCTAATACTTTTTTAGCATTACTTACAACTCCATCAGGATAATCATTATAAGACTTTAATTGATACTTTTCAGCGTTTAGATAATCTTTTACCTCTAGAAGTATTTCATTAGCTTCGCTTTCGTTTATCTTTTCGATTTCCGCCATATTGACCTTATCAGTAAAGTATCCTTCTATAGAGAAACCTTTTACCAAACCAGTTTTAACATAATTTTCCCATACATCATCATTATTTACCTTCATAGAAACCATCCAAGTACCTACAGGAAGATCCATATCGTACTTTTTTGATTTATCATATTTTTCATCTTCTATAATCCAAGATTCTACAACAGAAAGACCATGAAGTTGTGCTTCGTGTTCTAGAGTAGATTTGTTTTGATTACCCCTCATAAGAAATAATTCAGAAGCTTTTCTTACTGTATCTTCTGAAAAATAAATATAATATTCATCATCACCTTCTTGACGGTAAATATTCTTATTAGGAATTAAAGCTGCCCCCATAAGTATTCGTTTCTCTTTATCTACCTCTGCAAGTTCTAATTTAGCTTGCTCACTTAAAGCAATAAAGTTCTCTTGAATTGCTGGACGATCTACAATGGAAATAGCTTCTATTCCAGATAGCAATTCGTCTTCATCTATAAGTAGTTCTATAATTCTCATATTAAAGTAATTTATAATCCTGCGGTTGTTGCAATATTGCGATCAAGTTCTTGTTGATTTGTCATATCTTTAGCTACGACAAAAGCTCTTAATGGTTTTGTTTGTTGTTCTGATATGGATGCGGCTAATTGTGATTCTGGAGATGCACCTACAACATTAAAGTCAGGAGCTTCTACATTTCTTGAACCTGAAGACCCTCCTGCACCGCCTCCACTTAAATTCTTACTGTTATACTTTGTACTAGCTATAGCTGCTATCTGTGCAGCACCACTTGCTAAAGTTAATGCTTGTGCTATTTGGGCTCTTACAGGGGATGTGGGGTCTCCAATTATTAATTGCGATCCATAAGACAACCACCCTGCCTGAATAGTGTCCATAATAACTTTACTTATTTTAAGACCCTGTTCTACTTTCCAAGCCTTTTTATTAGCTTCTTCTATCTTTTTATCAAATTGCTTTTTAGCTTCTACCTCATCATGACCTGCTGCTACTCTAGCTTCATATTCTTCTCTAGCATTATTTATCTCTATATTTTTTCTAGTATCAGATATTCCTTTTATAACACCAACACCTTGTTTATATATTTCTTGAATTTCAGCGAATCTTCTTTTTTGACGAGCTATTTCAGCGTCTGCTAATTCTTCTTGTAGTTGTGCTAATTCAAGTTCAGCATTTGCTCTTTCTACAGTACCTTCTTTATATATTTTAACTATACCTTTTTGTAATTCTACTTGTGATGTCAATTGTCTAATATTAACCTCTTCAGCCTTACTTTGGAATATATCTAAAATACCTGATTGTGCATCCGCTGCTTTAGCTTGAGCTAATTCTGTTTCATAAGCTGTTTGTAATACTCTTTTAGCTAATTCTTCATCAAGAATAACCCTTCTATCATTAAAGTTCTCATTAATTGCTTCTAATACCTGATTTAATTCTATTTCACCATTTATTATAGATTCATTTAGTTCTTTCTTTGAATCTAACACCGCATCATTAAATCCTTTTCTAGCTATTGCTCTTTTCTTTTCATCTTTTTCTTCTTTAAGGAATCTATCCAACCTTGTTTGTTGCTGTTCTACAAATTCTTGTTGCCTTAAAGCTTGCGTATCTTTAAATACATTAAATCTTACCCTATATATATTTTTTTGATTAGCCTCCTCCTGTGTTAGTTTAGCTTGTTCGGTTTGAAGAAATCTGTTTAACGAATCTTGTTCTATCTTTTCAATATCCTTATCTAAATTAAACAATCCTTGTCTGAAATCACTAAATCTAGCAGTTCTGTCTCTTTTACCTGTGCCGCCATTACCTCCATCAGGATCAGCAGTAAGTTGTTTCTCTATTTCAATTATTTTAGCAACAACTTTTTCATATTCTTCTACTGTACCTTTAGATATCTCTTGAAATCCTTTTAAAATATCTACATCATCTTCACCTGTTAAGAATCTAGCAATAAGTCCTTTTTTACCTACAGTTCCTTGTCTTAAAGCTTCAAGCTCTTGAAATATATTAGTATTTTCATCTAGTATTTTTCTTCTATCTTCTTCTGAATCAGCACTTATAATAGCTTGTTCAGCAGCTCTTATCTTTTCTCTTTTAACAAACAGTTCTTGATTAGCATCTAATAATGCTTCTAACTCTCCTCTTAATCTTTGTTGACGAATATACTCTTCTACTTGCTTTGTTAATTTCTCTAATGATGTTTTCTGTTTGTCATAACTATCAATAATGCCTGGAGAAGCTGCTTCTAGTTCCTTTAAAGCATTAAGCCTTGCTTTTTCAGATATATTATTATCTTTTAATACTTCTATATACCCAAGAAGCTCTCTCCTTTGACTCTGTACAGTTTCTTCTAAATCCTCTAGTGATTTTTCAAAGTCTTCTACTGCTTTTTGATTACCCTTGAAGAAGTTTATAACGTCATTTCCGTAGGTAATTAACAACTGAATACTAATTAGAAATATTGATTGAGCTGTAAATAAAGCTGCTATAGCTGACCTTAATCCACCAGCAGCATTTGCTGAAGCAGAAAATAAACTTACTAATTGACCCAAGTTATTAGCTATAGCTGTAAACCCATAACTAGCATCTGAAGCTAAACGAGCTGATTCTGCTATGATTGCATTGTTCAGTCCAGCATTGGTTTTCATATTATTTAGCCCTTTTGAAGCATTAAGAGCTTCAGCAGCTAATCCACTAATTTCAGCTTTTGCTTGTAGATTTTTTATTCGCAGCATTTCTGCTGCTACCATATTATCTTTTTCAGCTTTAGTTAACTTACTTAAATCTTTGACAGCTTTACTAGTTGCTTGAGAAACTTGTTTAGCTCCAACTTCCTTAACCTCAACACTAATTATTATCTTTTTAGTATCTGCCATAATACACTCTCTTTAATTGTTTCTTAACGTCAGTCATATTGGAACAAGCTTTATACTTTCCTTTGGCAATATCAATATTCTCTGATACCCCATACCAATCATCTACCGCTAGTAGTTCTAATATTTGTTTTATCATACTATATCTTTAGCAAATATGTTATATAATTCAATTTCTGATTTACCTGTTATAAGATTAGTTGTTATTGAATTAATTCGAAACATCTTATCTTGTATCTTAATCTGATGATTTAATCTATAATTAACTAAAATATTTGGAGGAAGAAAAGCTGTTATCTTAAACATTCTTCTAGCAGCGTTAAATACTCCTTCAACATAAGATTTATAAAACTTATTGTATAATGAATTACTTGATATATGGTAATTTATTCTATTCCATTCATCAAATTCATTATCAAAGTTTAATTGTACTGTTGGAGCTGTTTGTGCATCACCTTCATCACTCCCATTAGAAGGTCTATAGTAATTTGTTATAGATTCTACACTTGTAGAATTATTTACCCAAGCTATACCTGTAGATATAGATGTTTCTCTTACTCCATAAAACAATAATGGTTTAACTAAAAGAGTATCATAATCTGCTGTCGGAGGATCTACATCTGAATCTGAATTAAATTCACCACCAGCACAATAGCCCCATTGGATATCTGTTATTGTACCTGCTGCTCCTGTATCTAACATTCTCTCATATTTAAAATGAGAAAAAGGTGCTTTTATTTCATATTTAGTTCCTCTATCAATAATATCTGGGAAGTTTCTCCTAACATTGAATTCTCCATTACCAAATATTTCACCAAATTGATTCTCATGGTTTTTCATTAATACTGTATCAGTTTTCTCAAACTTAAAGTCTATATCAGTAAAAGGTAATGTTGATTCAACTTCGTGTTGTTTTATATCAACATATTTATCTAATGTTATTGTTTGGGTTAGTTGATTATTTACAGCATCACTATAAAAATTATCTAGAGTATCCACATATATTTTATCATAATCACTATCAGTAGGATCTTCTATATAATAAGCTGTAAGGTTAAATAACTTAAATATCCCAGTTATAAAATCTATAACTTTCATTGAAGGGAATCTTTGATCCATCAATAATTCAAATGAAGTTTGAGGAGATGTAGAAATAGTATAGGTTGAATTAATATTAGTACCAGATAAAGGTGAAGATTCTGTTGCTAATGATATATTAGATATAGTTAATGCTGTTTCTGATTTTATTTCTATTTCTATATTAACATTAGTAAAAGTAGTAGTCCCCACAGTAGAAAGAAAAAGTATTACTTCATTAGAAGTATTGCCTACTTTAGATACTACAGTCTCTTCTTTATTTATTACATCTCTTGTTATTATATTGTATTTAACATTTGCATCACTAACATCAAAAGATAAAGTAAATTTAAAAAATCCAGCACCTGCTGTATTTAATGATAAAGTAGTTCCTGTTATTGGAGATGCTCCATTATTTATTCTAAAATCAGGACTCGATGAGGTAAACCCAGATAATTTTTTAGTGAATAGATATCCTTCATCATCATCTCTATCATTAAATTCACCTTTCTTACTATTTACCCAAAAATATAAATTACTAAAAGTAGACGAACCAAAGAAGTCTCTAGTAAATGTAATTGCTGGGTATTGATTTTCTATAGCTTCTATTATATGGATTGCTTTAATGGCAGGTTTTAAATCAGTAAATTTTAATCCTCTACCAAAATTATCGTTACGAGGGCTACTAGAAGTATCTCCACTATAATATAGATTACCATTAAAAGCATTAGGTGTAGTAGAATTTGTATAAGTCTCTGAATTATAAAATAATCTTTTCTTTGATGTTATAAGTGGGTATATAATTGCATCAGATTGAGATACTCCATCAACAGTAAAATCAAGACCATTTTGAAAACCATCTTTAACATTAGTATTTGTATATTCATGGTTATAGTTTTCTAGATAGGTAAGATCTGATATTTCATCATCTCCAATTAAATCCTTTATAGAAACTGTTTTACCATAAAATATAATATTATATGAATTAGGTTTATTATTTTTTAGTTTAACATTATTGATATTAATCTTGCCTTCTCTAAATCTTAAATGATTTATTTCAATAATAGCTTCTCTTTTCTTTCTAGAATCAAATGCACCACCTGTTATATTGAAATTATAAAAGTGTCTAAATATTTTATTATTAGTATCGGAAGCTGGTACGTTAAATGATTGAGAAAAGTCAGTAAATATTTTACCTATATCTCTTAAATCTTGTATTTTAGAAGTAAGCTCTATTGTCTCATTAGAGTATAAATCAACTCTATCATAGTTTCCACTATCATTTTTTATATATAACTGTACTTTGTTTTGCATTACCTAACATTTTGTATATAACTGTTAGCATATTCAAATTCTACTTCAAAGTTTAATAATTTATCATTTACTTCAGATTTTACTACAAACGATGATGTAATAGGCTTTACAGGAACTGGTTCTTCTCCTATAGCATTATTTTCTAGTATCCAGCAGTATTCTGTAACCATAAGTTGTCTTATAACTTCATTATGATCTTCACTTATAAAACCTGTATTAAGTGTTAATGTTTCTGTATTTTCTACATTTAAAAGTGAATTAGTGTGGGCGAACCTACTAAAGTCAACTCCAGCAGATGAAGTTGTAAGTATTGTTTTATTATAATCTTCTCTTTCTACAGAAAATTCATCTGTACGTTTTTTAAAGAACCATAAATCTTGTAATGCACCAAATTTATTTATAAATGTTATTTTATATGGGCGATGCTTACATTCTTCTATAAGCTCTATAGGATATGAAACTTCAAATCCTTTATGGGTTACAAAATTTACAGTATTTACTTCTTCATATTCAAGCTCTTCTCTATTAGTATCAACTGAACTATTATTTCTTATATGGGTCATATCAGCTCTATATATTTGAGAAGATCCAGTATCTACATCAGCCTTTATATCATCTCTATCTGATGTTATTCTTTCTGTATTACCTCCGAGTATAATTGATTTAACAGTTGTAACATCTTTTTTATATTGTATTTTATGGACTCCATCGTTTGCATTATAAAAGGGTATTCGTAGAGGTTCATCTTTTAAATGGAATATTTTAGAGTTACTAATTAACATATCTTTAGATAATGTAGGATTAATATTCTTATCGTAATATGGAGAATCTTCATATAAGTTCTTATCTTCTGTTTCACCATATCCTCTAAAAGCAATATATTTTAATCTATTACCTGCTTCTGTGTGGGTTACTTCTGTTCCATTACCGCAGGTTTCAGTAAATGTTCTAACTACTTGCACATCTACAAGTTTTGATATTGTAGCATTCCCATAATCACCTCTAAAATCTATTTCAACATAATCTTTTATTAGTTCAGATATCTCAAAGTTTATAGAGGATTCTCCTGATAATACGTTTTTAGATACAGAGTATTGTGGGGTTGTTGGAGGATTACCAGAATCATATATATATATATTTATTTGTGCTGACTTTAATGTACTCATATTTGATTATTTTTTCTGGCTTTGAGTTCCGTATGGGTATAAATTCCATCTATATACATTACCTTCTGCATATACTTGATAATAATTACCTGCATCAAATTCATGGTTAAAACTACCTCCCCTAACATTAGCAGGTGGATTAGATAATGATAATCCTGAATATTGACTAGGTATCACTAAACCTTCAACTGTATCTGTTTGATAGTAAAATTTAATTTGAAATGGAGGTTTTTTTCTTCTATCTCTTGGATGATAATTTTCTTGAATTTCATATTTATAGTAATTAACATTATTTACTCCTGTTGGGAAGAATCCTATTTCATTACTTATTTGTATTGAAGATCTTGGTTGTGCATAATTCCATTGTGAATTAGCATAGAATAATCCAGTTCTAAAGAATTTAAATTTATAAACCCCTCCATTAGAAGATCCTTTTGGATCTATTGTTAATACTATTTCATTTACTCCATCTCTAAAATAAGTTGATTTATCATATCTTACAGCATCAGTATATTCTCCTAAACCTATTTGATTACTCATTTCAGTTTCTCCATCACTCATACCTAATTCTGTTGTGGCATTATAATCTGAAAAAAAGTGAACTCTTCCATCAGCTAAATCAGAACTAACCAAAGTTCCATTGACTTCTAACTTAACGCTTGTTCCTTGTAGTTTTCTCCCAATACCAAATGCAGGTATATTTTCTACAAGTCTCTCGTGAGTAGGGTCAGCTAAAACTTGTGATACTGGAGGTGTTGGGTCAGGTACTATTGCTGCTGCTGCTGGACAGTTAAATGTTAAAGAATAATCATCTGTAGGTATTGGAGCTCCTACAACAACTTCTACTGTTTCTGGTGTTTCTGCGGTTTTATTAATGGTTATTGTACCTGTTTGTTCTCCACTAGCTAAACCACTAGTATTACCTATTCCTGCATCTATTAAATCTTGTTCAAAATCACTATTGCCTACATACCCTGTCATTTGTAATCCGGGTATTGGAGCATTCCATAATGCAACTATAGTTACAGGTATATTAACTTTATAATCTATAGTTACATTGCCTGTTACCTTACCAACTTCTAAAACATATGTTTTTACACCAACATCTTCTCCTATATTTATAGTCTCTCCACAATATACGTGTTCAGTTAATTGATCAGGCTGTACATATTCTGGTTGTGGAGTTGCATCATTTGTAGGGGTTGGTATATCTATAGGTGTAGCTGAAACATCAACTGGACAATCAACAGATAAATCTGGTGAGCCTTCATCTGTTACTGTTATGTAGAATGGACTTCTAACATTTATTTTTTGGGGTATGAGTTTATCTGACATTATTCAGTTTTTATTTCGTAATTATCTCCCTTTTTAATATAACCTGATTTGATAAAAATGTCCTCTACATTATCCATCACATCTTGTCCTACAGCTCCTCCAAGAGTATCTAATTTTCCAATAGAAGCTTCTAGAGCCTCCGATATAAAGTTAGTAGGTGCTGTCCCATAGAAGCCTATAGAACGTGATATAACACCAGCTAAATTATTTATCTTTTTATCATTCATCGAGACAAACTTACCATTCGCCTCTCGTAGCCTTATAGGTTTTGCTTTTATCCATTTTGCTATATCTCTTACTGGAGGAGGTTTTTGTCCAGCTTTCCTCCCTTTATCTACAGTAGTAACATAATTAAGAGCTTCTATATTAAAAGTTATTTTACCCTCTTCTTCTTTAGGATCTATAGATATATTTCTTCTTAATTGTTTACTAGCATCAATAGGGCTATTAGTATTTCTCCCTCTAGGATTCATGGAACGTCTTTTCCTAGAACGACCTATCTCTATCTTTAGTAGTTTTACAATCTCCTGTGAGAAATTATTTAGATAAGATTTAGTATTTTTAAAGTTGTTAATCACAAGCAGTTCCTCCGAAAGTTACATTATCATTTCTCATCTCAATACTCATAGTAAGTGACCATCCAGTTAGTAAGTTCTCAAATCTATCTTCAAACTGACTAGCTGATGGAGTGCCTGATATTTCATACCCTTCATCATTTAAAGAACCCTGTCTAACAGATCCTTGTAATCTATTTATAACAGAAAGCATAGTATTTAGAACATCTTGTTTGTTATCTGATAAATATTGTGGGTTATTAGTAGACTGTTTATTATCCTTATGTTCATCTACTATATCCATAGCAATAACATTAAATGTAAAAGTCATTAGTCCTTGACCAAATGAAATATCTGATATTATTAGATGGGCTAATGGGAATATAGTTTGTTTAGATAAGTCTACATCAAAGATATCTCCAGATGTAACTGTATTTATAGAATTATCAGATATTAGTGTATTGTATATATTATCTATTAAGTCGTAATATTCTTTCATCGTTTCATTGATTTTTTAATCATCATCGCTTCTAATTCGTTTTTCTCCTTTTCAAATACTAAATACATTAAACATTTGTAAAGTGGTTCTTCTGTAACTGTGTCAAACTTTGTGAGGTCTCCTTTAGCGAGTCCATAAATTGATTGATACCAACCCCATTTTTTTCCAAAGCCTCCTTGAGGTGAGAGGTCTTGACTTTCTTCGCCTGATTCTCCAAAAAGTTCAGGGAAGCTTTCGATAACTCGATCCCTAAATGATAAAAAAAAACCACAGCTCCCATAACAACACTTAAAGGCATCTCCCTCATAAGTTCTTTAACCTCTTCACTAGGACTATAAGGAGCAATAGTATAACTATCTTTTTGGGAGAAATTGACAGGTCTATACAACACAGCCATTACTTTATGCATTTCTTGCCAATCTCCAATAGAACCTTCTACATCTACATATTCTCCTAAACTCATATCATCTAGTTTAGGTATAAATCCCATATCTACATCTAGAAGCTTGAATCTTTTAGTTAGTCCCCATTTCTTCTCAAAGGCTTCTTGTATTATTCCTAGTACCTTTTCGAATTCTACTACAGGAATAGACTCCACATCATTAAGGTCAACATTACAAAATATTTCAACGAGCTTCTTGTTTAGAAAATCGTTATACTCTTCTCCTTTATTATTATCAGCAATCTTTAAGTATTTCTGATACTGCCCTAAAGTTATAGACTCTAAAGAAGCTGGTACTGTTAGTTCTATTCTCTTCATATTAAAAGTAATTGTATTTTAAATTATTGTATCTATTCTATTTACAGATGCCAAAACGGCATAGAGATATATATAGTTATACTGTATATATAGTTACTCATATTACTACATATAGTTATACTACTAATAATAAACTATATATTATATGTGTGCCATTTTAGCAGTTCTAAAGAGTTTAAGTGCTGTACTTCAGGTACATATGGACATATAGTTCCCATACTTTAGTATCCACTTCATTCTTCTTATATTTTTTTTCACTAGTAGTTATATTTCCATTGTTATTTACCTCAATAGCATATCGATTATCTCCCCTTTTAACTGGGAGGCAATATACCTTTATATTATTTTCAATACACCATTGAAAAGCTTCATATTGCATCGTGTCAAACATACCTATTAGATTCATAATATAAAGATACAAATAATACCTATTGAATTCACATTGGCAGTTCTAAAGAGTCCATAAATAGAGTGTAGGTTATTTAGTCCACTCACCAAATATCCTGTCAGAGTCCATTTAAAACCCTTAAATTGTAGCTATGGTAGGTATATACCAAATAAACTTAAAACGCTCTTAAAAGGGGCTTAAAATGCGTTTGTGAGGGTGTAAGTAAAGACCGCCCCAGCTATTTAAACTCATTTATAATGATTATCAAGCAATTAGATAAGATCAGGCAATAAAAAAACCCCTAAAAAAGGGGCTTATATTTAATTAAAGATTATTTTATTTTATTTAATAAAGGTTAACTTTTCCAAAATTAGAAGTAATATAATTTAATTCTAAATCCGTTTTTTCTTGGATCAACAGTTTTTTAAGCTTCCTTTCTTCCTTAATCTTTTTTATATTGTGATTAAATTTTATTTTATTACTCATGGTTAAAATATTTTAAATTCTGTTATTAAGTTATTATTCATTAAGTATTTTATTTGTTTATATAGTTTTGTTTTTTTCGGATACTTGCAAAATTTAGTATAATTTCGACTATATTCGTTTCCGTCTTTTATATATGTTATTTCGAATGTGTGGAGATGTGCCATAATATTATTTTTAAATTACAAATCCTGATTTATCTTTTTTTGCTTCTCCTTTAGCTTTTAAACCTAAAACAACATTCTTATTATATATCATTTCAAGATCACTTCTATCACCATTTATAACTTTATAGCCCCTCCAAAAATTAGGGAGCTTATCTCTAAAAACTGCTGCAACGTTTGCTCCATCATTTAGAGCTGCTATTGCTGCGCTTTCATTTTCTTCTGATCTGGAAAAGGTTAAAAAGTAATTTACATGGTTTTTATACCTTTTTATTTTAGATATTAGCTTTGTATAATCATAAAAAAATGCTACGTCTTTATATTTACTTATATCAAATTTAGCGTATTTTTCAAGTAAGTATATAAAATCAATGTCAGACGTTCCATTTAGCCTGAAAGCTATTTTTTCATTTCTTTTATAAGCTGTCAAACATTTAATTTCTATTTCTTGAGCTAATTGATTTATAAATGCTTTTTTGTCTCTGATAAAATATTCTGTTTTTTTAACACGTCCAGCAATTACAGGAGTCATAACACCACGCCCAGCAGTAAATAAACAAGCAGCAGCACAGCCTTTTGAAGCCATTGGGCAAAGATTATGTTTTTTGCTGTTTTGGTTATAAGGGGCTAAATACAGGATAAATGTTTTTAGGCTGTTTTTAGCTGTCTTACTGTTACTTATTCCAGTACTTAAAAGGTTTTTTGGAATATCTTTTTTTATTGATATTTCTTTTATAATGTTTTGTATTTTTTCCATTGATTAAGCTTTTAAGATGATCTGAATAAATACCCATATAAAAAAAGGTATATATAAATACGTTAAATATTTACTTGTTTTGTCTATTAGTGTAATAATCTTTTTTTCCATTGTTTTAAGTTTTAATTAATATTTGCTTTTGAGCTTTTTTGCTCTATGCAAATATGGAACAATTTAACCAATGTAAAAAATATTTTGTTGATAAAATGTTAATTTATATTAATTCTAAATAAGCTAAACCCAATAAAAAAAGGGCTTCGCAGCCCTTCGTACCCTATTGAATTTATGGGTATTGAATTCACAAAGGGGTATTGAATTGCTACCCCTATTGAATTTACATCGTTTGAGATTCTATTGAATGCATAAGATCAATCAACTCTTCATCAACTAAATTATAATTTTTATCTTCTCCAATTCTTTGAGCAATAAGATCCTGAATAATATTTAATTCATCTCTAGATACTTTTAGATTTATGTTCCTTAATTTATCAGATAAATGTACCATAGTTATTTAATTGTCTGGTTCAGTTTTCCAACTATTCATAATACGCTCTCCTGTGGAGTCATCAATATAATATGTATAATCACCTATAGTAATGTATACGCTATTTTCACTTCTTACATCTATTATCATATCTCGTAACTTTTACCGTTAATTGTAATTCTAAATGCATTGTCTAGGTTAATAAATCTATATTGATTCTTCTCCAGATCAAATACTCTCATCTTCCCTATCTCTAATGGATGGGAGGTTTTTATTCTCTTACCGTTTGGATTAAGATGTTTCTTAACTCCACTACGACAAATCATCTTTCTTTTAGTTTGGTCGGCTTTCACGAACTCAATACTAAATATTAAACCATTAGCTGATTTAATTGCGTTGTAAACTTTTTCTCTTTTATTCATTTTAAGTTGTTTTTATGTTTCTAGCTTCACCTAGTTCCTTGATTATTTCTGTAGATTCATTCACACTTATTTGATCATCTTCAATCATATCTATTATAATAGAATGTATTTTGTAGGATAAAATATAATTGCCTGAATTATTTACGTCTCCATATAATTTAACTAATTTATTTATATATTTAATCATTGTCTTTATTTAAATTATTACAATGGTCAGCAAATGCATCAGTATTAAGTTGAAGAATTGCTCCATTCATATATACACTTTCTACTTCAAGAGATTTTACAACTCCATCTTCGTAATGTGGTATATCTATATGCTTACTCATAAGGTTGAGTAAATGCTCCATTTGATTAAGTGAGAGGTCTTTGTAGATCTCTAATACTTGTTGAAATTCTGTTTGTTCCATAATTTTAAATTAAGCAGGTTGTTTTAAGTTTATCCGTATCATGATAAGTCATTAGACTTTCTTCTTTTTCATCTTCCCTTATTCTTATGATCTTACCTGATAACATTATTATAGAACTAGAACGATCAGATAATTTCCAATCAGGAATATCATCATAAATATCACTTACCTCTTTATCCCATCTCCATCCACAGCAATCGCAATACTCATTAAAATCAGCTTCTCCATATGACTCTTCAATAGAATGATATATAATAAATGCTTCATCTTCACTTCTAGCCTCTATAAACATATTAGCATCTACCCCAAGACCATTATCTCTAATGAAATAGCCTTCTGAATTATTTTGTGTAAATAAATAAAACTTTGTTTTCATAATTTTAAATTGTTAATGTTTGTTCAAATATAAATACTTTTTTTAGAACTGCCAAATAAAATATAAAAAAAAGGGTACTTATTTCTAAATACCCCTTTTCAAAACAAATGAAAAAAAAGTCTATCATGACTATGCTAATATACAAAAATTATTTAACTATATACATTCCTTTAGGAACTGAACGAGTAAGTAAGTATTGAATTCCGTAACGGCTAGCATCGCAAAGGTGATTGTAGGAATCAATCGGCTTCACACCGTTAACTGCCCAAACATAATTATTAAATTCTTTGATCAGGTTTTCTCCTTCTACATTTATATTGTAATCTTGCATCAATGATATACCAGTAACAATAGATCCTTTTGCTTTTATTGTTGGAGTAATATTAAGTGGAGGATTCTTCATCTTCATTTCTGATAGTAAACGAGGTTCAGAGTTATCCGACACTATTAGATTTCTACCAGCAATTCTAACGCAATAATCATATATCTGGGAGGTAACTAAACCTTTTTTATATAAATGCTCCTTTAACCAAATAATTTTCCTTTCTTTGTCAACTGCAATTTCTACAAGTGCAGTAGGATCATTAGAGAATCCAAAGTCCAACCCATATATTGAATCTATATCCCTATTGAACTCACCGATCTGCCAATGTTTAAATATTACACCCTCTGCTCTTTGTAGCCATCCACCTAGTATTTGATGTTGATACTTCTCTGGTCTACGTTCTTTCATCCTCTCTATTTGATTCACAAAGGAATTACTTAAATGAGGCAGGTTGTCTAGGTAAGTTGTATGGATATAAGTAACACCTTCTTTAGTACCATTAAATCCATCAGGAATAGATCTATTCTGGAAGAACCTTTGGTATATCCAATGTTCTTTTGTAGTAGGGTTTAAAATCAATATACAACGGTTTTTAGAGGTTTTACTACGGATGGAGTAGTCTATCTTATCGAAAGATAGTTCGTCCATTAGCTCCTCTGCTTCGTCCAATACAAAGGTGTTTATACCCTGTATAGACTTTAGCTTCGCAGTTTGATCTCCAGATGCAGTTTTGATCCCACTAAAATATATAGAGCTTCCATTACGTTTATTTGTTATTTCTGTCTTGGTAATCTCAAATTGATCTTCAATCCCCATAAGCTCTAACTTCTCCTTAAATTCAGGAATAATACTCATAGATGCTGAACTCATGGTATAGCGAGTGAATAATGTTTTGGTGTTCTCTTCGTAAGTAAGTAGAACTAAAAATGTATTTACAGCGAAAGATTTCCCAGAGCCACGACCTCCTGTGATGACAAAGTATCTACTGTCTTCACTAAATAACTTTTCGTACTTTGGGTTTAAATCTATCTTATTAGCCATTATTTTTTACTATTATAAATATCTTCTATTATCTTTTTTCTATTTAATTCATCTTTTGAATTAGCTCTCCATTTACGTCTCCTTCTTAATCTAGACAACTTTCCTTTTCTACTCATACTTCATTATCCTTATGAGAACCTCCTTCTGTCTTGGTGTAGGCATCTTTCCTCTCTTACCTATAGATATAATAAAATCCCTATCCTCTTTATTTGTTGTTCTTTTTAATAAGTTCCTTAACCATTTTACCGCTTCCTCTGTCAAAGGTTTTCTACCTTTATCACCAGCAGGTCTATAGTTTATACCGTACTTGTATCCACTACAATAGTTAGATCTTCTTTGATTACTGAATCTATTCTTCGCCACTATCTATTATTTCTTCGTGATCTACATCTACTGTTTTAGGTTTACCGAAATCAATTATTGGTATATTTAAGTTTGTGTTTACATTTAACTCTTGTTGATCTTTAGGTTTACCATAACGATATTCCCATAACATCCTAACGTAATTAAAGTTACCTTCAGAGGCTTTCTCTGCTATAAATATCCAAGCCTTCTCCTCACTACCAAAAGCCTTTTTAAGAGCCTTTAAGGTAAGTGCATTAGTTTCTTTCTCTTTTATCTTTGGAGGTCTACCTTGACCCCTATATATACCTTTAACTGCACCATTGTTTCTTCTCCCATCTAATTTCTTTGGTTTCTTTTCTTCCATTAACCTATAATATATCCGTTTCTCTTATAATAACGCTCTCTAGCATCGGAGGACTCTTTTAACTTCTTGTACTTCTCATTTATCTTTTCGCTGTCTATAACTAAAACATTATGTATCTCCTTTAGTTTATTATATTTGTTTTTAATCTCATTGAAGCTAGTAAGGAGATCAATATACTGTGGGTTATCAAATTCAGCATCAACAAACTTTTCTGTGAGTATCTTATCTATAGAATCTAAAAACATACGATTTATGGTAATGTAATCAATTCTCAATGAAGAATCATATTCCATATAACCTTCTAATTGTTTTATAGAATGGAGAACTGTTGCATGGTTCTTATTAAATATACTTGCTATCTCTTGAAATGACATTTTAGTATTATCCCTTAATACTTTATAAAATATAGATCTAGCTAACACATATCTACGTTGCCTAGTGTTTCTGTTTATACTTATATTAAAATAGTTGTTTACTATTGTTAAAGCTATTTTCTTTGTTTGTTTATTCAGGGCTATTTGCTCTATCGAGTTCATGGTCTTTATTTTTATAATCTTTATATGCTTGTGCTATTCCACTACAACATTCGTAGTATTCTAAATCTCTATAATAACGTAATAGATGATGAACTTCTTCTTCACCTAATAAACCTATACACAGAGATAGGTAAGTATCATTGTAACATTCTTCTTTACTAAAGTACATCGTACAGATAAAATTCTTTAATTGATTTCTTTTTCTCTATGAAGAAGTCTTTATATATTCTAATAGCTTGTAATGTTTTAATCTTTCCAGATTTATAAAAGTCCTTACTGCATTCAAATATACCCAAACATTTGCTATACTTATCGACTACAACAAATGTAAAATTCTTATATGATATATCAAAAAGAGTACAGTAAATGTACATCTGCATATCATAGTTCCATTTATCAGCACTCCATCTAAATTTTTGTAGATCACCAGAAGTAGTTTTTAAATCCACAATATAGTCCCCTCCAAGAATATCTGCTTTTGCACGAAATGGTATATCAGATATTTCTCCTATTGCTGGAACTTCTGTCCTTGCTCCCTTCAACATATCAAGACATTTTGAATTACCTAAAATAACCTCTGATAAATCTTCAGCCATCCATTGTTCTTTATATGTAAATACATGATTATGTTCAGCCAAAGCTTCTTTATAAACCTTACTGTTCTTACTAGCAACATCTACAAAGTGTAAATCTTTCCACCTTTCTGGTTCTAATATTTTACAATGGAGCAGCCACCCATCTCTTAATGCTTGATGATTATCTCCAGATCTTTCATTTAAACTGTTTTGATATTTTGTAGGAGAATCTAATAGCTTGGTACAGCTAGAGCTAGAAAGTACATTACTCCCAAGATATCCATAATAGAAATCATCATCCATCATATTACTTAATAGCTCTTGCTTATCCCAAAACTTACCATCAAATGTTGTTATTGTATTCATACTAATATTGCTTTAATGATTATCTTTTTCATCTCTGGAGATACTTCGGGATCAATCAAATCTTCTTGACATTCCTTTAATAAATTAAGCCTTGCATAAAACTCAACAGCACTATCCTCGTGATTTAACTGTTTAAATAAATCTTTTGTTTTTCCCATAATTATTGTATTTGATCTAATATATATTTTATTGCCTTCTCTATATAATGTATAGAAAAAGCAAAAGGAGTTACTATAACATTTAAGATAAAGTCAACTATAAATAATATAACTATAGCAATGAACAGAATAAGGTTCTGTGGGCTAAAAAGAATAAGTTTAAGCGTTTTCATTGTTTATCTTTTCAACAAAGATATAACAATTTTTGAACTGACAAAAGAATATTATTTTTTTGGAGTAAATTGATCTTTCCATATTGTTTGACAAACTGCAAATCTCTGGTCTCTGTCATTATATTCAGCCCCCATCTTTGCATTCCCCATACATCTTCTGGTGAAATCTTTATTCGTCTCGTACTTCTTTGGTTTTAAAAGCGGCATCTTCTAATCTTTTTATTTTTTCTAAAGCTACGACAAGAGCTTGTTGTGTGATTTTAATGTCGTGTTTCATTTTAAATAACTCTGATTCTTTCATTTGTTTATACTATATAATTTATAATTCTCAATCTCCCAGTTATCAGCATCTAATTTAAATGAAGTTCCATTATCTCTAGTTCTAATAAAACCCTTCTTATAAAGTTTAGCTTCATCTAGAAATTCCTTTTTAGTTATCCATCCACATACCCATAGATTTTTAGTCCTAGTATTTACAGAGCAAAACATAAAAGCATCTGCTTTATGATTTCTTTGATAATCTACAAAATTATTAACGTAGTGAGGTCTTGGATTTACAGCTCTCTCCATAGATTTTATATCTACCTTATATCCATTCCATTCTATATCATACCCTCCATCAAATCCATTTAACATCATAGGTTTAAAACCAAGATATTTCCTTACTACATTCTCTGAAACAACTCCGATAAATTGTTGTCTTGGCGATCCATCATACTTCCCTCTCCTACCAAAGTTTTTATTTTTAGTAAGTTTCCTAGAATATTCTATTATGTTTTGATCTATATGAAGTTCTATCACTTGTTTAGATTCTTAATTTTCTCTAGGTACAGTATAAAATCCATAGCTTCTTCTTGAGCGTGTTGAATCCATTTGTAGAACCCATCTGGATTATCATGAAGGGTAGTTCCATACTTTAATATGCCGTCTCTAGATCTAGATCTAAAACTATCTATTACCCTTTCAACTACAGGATCTTTAGGTAAATGTTTATATCCTGTTGAATCTGAAGTCCATTCACCAGATTCTATCATCTCATTATATTTTTTTACACTATCACTCATTGCTTATCATATTCTTTATAAACTCTTTCTAACTTCTTATATACATTATTCAAGAAACAAGACCCACAAGAAGTCATTTCAACATTATCTTTAAATATTCTATTATAAACGTCTAATAAAGCTTCCTGCTCATTTGGTTTTATCTGGGGGTGTCTAGTCTCAAAGAACTTTGATAAGAAGTTATATTCCTTCTCGTTTAAACATTCTGGTTTTTGATAAGGAAATACTTTATTTAAAATCTCACGTCTATCGGAGCAGCCACAATCCTCTCCAGCTATAAACTTCACAGCCTTATCTATTCCTACAGCTTTAAACACTTTTTCTACTGTATCACCTAAACCTGTTGATTTAGTCTTTTGATTTCGATTTAAGGTACTTCCTGTATTCTTCAATCGCCCCTTCCCTGATTTTTTTCTTGCCATTACTTAATGTATTAAAAATTGAACTTAAACTTATTTTAGTTTCTCTTGATATCTTCCTCATACTCATCTGGTTAAAGAAATGTATATTAAATATCTTTTTATCATACCAATACCAGTTTTGAGTTATCTTATCTATCCTGTCAAAGATCTCATCAAATTTTTTCTTTTGCTGTTCTAAACTTTCTGGAAGAAGTATTTCTTCTATATCTTTTTGATCATCGATATACACAGTATTCTTCTTATTTAGATGATGTTTAGATAAATATAAGTTACGAAGAGTTACATAAACATAATATGTATTAACCTCTATTTCGTTATACAATATCTTTTTAGGGTTAGTTACATAATCTGTAATTCTAATATACATCTGCTGAACTAACTCGTTAGCATCCTCTGGAGAGACTCCAAATGATTTTGCCATATTGATCCAGTCATTGTGCTTTTCAGCTAGTATATCTATTACTCTTTTCTCCAAACGTGAAATGATATTCCGATTACACCGATAAGAAATTGAAATAGATGTTCTGTCTCATCAGATTCTATTTCATCCATTTTTGAATTCCAATAATTGAATCCAACACTAAACCCATAAATGGGGAAAAGTTGAAAATACATATTTTATAATTTAGTTATCATTACATCTAATCTAGGGTCTTGTTTATCAATTCCCATGTAACAAGAATTAACCTCCACAACAGTAGATAAATCATCAGATTCAATACAACCTCTATCAACCATAGCATCTTGAAAAAACTTATCTATTACCGATATCACATTCATTAGGTCTCTAGTTCTCTTATCAGGAGCAAAATAAAAGTATTCTATTTTTACTTTACCCTCAATCTTAAAATCTAATTTATCAAATACTTCACTTTTAAATCTACGTTTAATATCATTACTAACTTGATAATGCCAATTACGATAATTATTCAAAGTTAACCATTTTCTTTTATTACTCCGATTCGTTATGAATAATGGGAGTGACATTGTTATTACATCTTTCTTCATCTATCTCTGTGAAAGGGGTTTTGTTATTAAAGTAATAACGCTGCTCTTTTATGTTGAATTGTATATTCTCAACATCTTGAGGATATCCTACTAATTTCTGTTTCTTAATCTTCTGTGAACCAAAGATAACAGATTTATCTGAAAAGTCAACTGCCCTATTTGGTCTCCAAACATATAATAGATTATCACACTTATTTGCAAACTCACTTCCTCCCTTAACATAGTTAACATCTGGTTTTGGATATCTACCAGTTTCATCTCTTCTTGGAGTAACTTGATGTGCTACTAAATGAACAGAAACTTTATTGTCAATAGCAAATCTTTTAAGCTCTGCCATAAACCTAGATATATATAAATCCTCTCGCTCTCCATTCATTATCTTATGGTGAACTGTATTGTATGGGTCAATTATTAAACTATTAATTCCTCTAGATCTTACTAAATATTTCGCTTTATCAAATATAGTATCAAGTAAAAAATACTTATTAGGATATATTAAATAGAAATGTTTTTTAGCAAATTGCATTCCTTCCTTCATCTCATCAATAGACATTTGATGTGGGTATTTTGGATTTGTTGATTTACCAATATACATCTCTATTAAATCATTATAGAAATCTGTCATTGGCATATTTTCTGGAGAGAAAACAGCAAACTTATAATCTTCTTTAGCAGCCTTTACAACACACAACTGATTTAAGAATAAACTTTTACCCTCATTTTGATATCCTGTCCAAACATTTACCTCACCATTTCTCCAAGTCCATGCAGCATCTACTTGAGGAACATAGGTAGTTGTTCCCATATCTTGACCTTTATGATATCCAGCTAATAAATCATCTTCAACATCATCTAGTGAAAAGATACCCTCCACTTTAGGTGTTTCAGCTAATTTAAGCCTCTCTAATAGACTTTCTTTACCTTCTTGGAGTAATACCTCATTAGCATCTTTAAAAGGGCTAAAATCGACTATTTTACATTTCTCTACTCCAATACGTCTAATTAGTTCCTTTTCTAGATATCGACCATTCTCGTCATTATCAACTGCTATATAAACGCATTTAGATACTTCAAAGACGTTATAACAATTGTCTATACACTCTAACTTCTTTGATATATTCTTATCTGCTGTATTAGGCGCTCCCATATTTACAGATGTATGGGTATTTACACCAGCAACTTCCCAAGACAATGAATCTATCTCTCCCTCACAAATAACTATTGGAGTTTTATTAACTACTCCATCATAGTTATATATAATTGGCTCTGCATCTTTAGATTGTGTAAAGAACTTTCCATCTATACCTCTAGTTTTGTAATTGACTATTTCTCCATCACGATAGTATGGGAATACGATTATATCTCCTCTTTTAGTTGATTTAATCCTGTTATTTCTAATAACATCATCAGTTATACCTCTAGAATTTAAATATTCTTTACCCTTTTTATTTAAAGGTTGTAATAAGTTTTCATTAGGCACTTTATATACCTTTGGTTCTTCCATTTTGTTTTTGTTTAAATTACCTTTAAAACCACATTTATGACATAAAAATACTCCCTTATCTAAATTAATTGCTAAACATTTATCTTTATAATGGGTTTTACCAATCTTTATACAATTCGGACAAGTTACTTTAACTTCAGTTCTTGCAGTATTAGGTAGTGTTATTCCTAATTCATTTAGTTTATCTAACATATAGTTTTATTTTTAATATATAGTACTATATATAAAACAATATATAACTATATATAAAATTATTATATAGTTATATATATATTATATGTCTGCCGTTTTGGCAGTTGTAAGGACTCTTATGGTTCTAAATTTACCATGACCCCTACCTGATGCTTTTGTTTCACGTTTTATTAGATTCTTACCCTCCAAATCATTAAGAATTCTATATAAAGTTCTTTCACTTACATTCAATGTTTCTGATAGTGAATTACTACTTGCAAAGCAATATGGCTTTACTCCTTTACATAATGATTTTATATGGGAGAAAACCATAAGTTCGTTATTTGTAAGTCCCTTCATTTTTAAATCTATATTAACGTATTTAACTTTGTTTTTTTTACTCATAATAATAAAATTAAAGGGGAGTGTTAACCCCCCTTAAATCAGCTAGAATGGTAAATCTACCTCTTCAACATTACTATCAGCTTTGGTTTTAGCTTTAGCTGGATCTGGCTTGTAATCATTTATCCATACGCTATGAGTTTTCCCATACTGATCAGTCTCTTTTAAACTACCTATAGTTAACTTAACATAATGTTCTCCCTTATACTCAAACCAATTACCTTCTAGTTGACTTTTTTTAATGGATATGTTAATCATATCGTAGTTCCCTACTTTCTTGCCGTTACCGACATACTTTCTATCTTTATTCATAATTATAATTCTAATAATTTTGCTACTTCTTTACTAACTTTATACTTCTTTCTAATATCAGTCAAGGAGAAGCCCTCTTGCATTGCTTTTCTAGCATTGTTAAACTGAACAGAATCTTTTTGCAACCAAGCTTTACCTGACTCAATAGGAGTTACTGGAGTATCATGTTTATTAGTTGCATCAGCATCTTTGGTATCGTCTATCAAAAACAATCCATTAAGAGCATACTTTCTAGCATAACTACTAGAAGCTCCAAAAGATTGTGCTATATCCATACCTTTCTTATTTATGTTTATACCAGCTTGAGCCTTGACAGAAATGCTTTTTTCTCCATCTGAAATAACAGCAATAGCTTGTATAAAATATAAATCACCTAATTGGATCGTCTCATCAGTAAGATTAACTGTGAGTTTATGCTCTAATAGTATTGGTTTTACAGCCTCTAGAATATCTTCACAGCTTCTATAATTATAATTACCAAAATTATTACGTTGATTTTTCGGTGCTTTCAGTCTCCCCTGAATATCCACCAGTTTTTCATTAATTGTTTTCATAAAGACAAATATATAATATTATTTTAGAAGTGCCAAAAAAAGAGGGGATAGATATCCCCCCTTACTATATATAAAACAAAAACAAACAATGAATTAAGGTGAATGCCTAAATTTATTATTTATGAAACACAAGACAAATATATAATTTATATTCTATATAAACAAAAATTATCTTCCTTGTCCTCTATATTTTTTCTTATAATTCTTTGAAGACTTTACAGAGGAACTTTTAGACTTACTATGGGTATTAGGTCGCTTTACTTTTTTCTTCTCTCTATATACAAATATATTGCCTTTAGCCATTATTTATGTTTTGAGTTGCCAAATACTTTTTCTACACCTCTAGAACCAAAGTATCCTCCAATTACGATTGATAAAAGACCAGTAATTGAATCTAAAGGATAACTTAAATACCATCCAACAACATAGGAAACCGTTAGAAAAACTAAAACTAATGGGCGAACATTTGATGCTAACCATGAACCTGATCTAGCGTCAGCTACCCAGCGTCTAGTTGTACCATCTATTTCAGCTCTTTCCAGCTTTAGCTTCTCCAACGCAACCTCTTTATCGGCATCACTCATATCAGACCCACCGATAATAGCCTGTATAACACTACCTACTGCTGTATTACCTGCTACAGCTCCAACTACGTCAGGTATTTTATCTAGAAGGAATTGACCTACTTTAGTATCTTTAAATTTCTTTTTGGGAGTAGACATAATGTGCTTCCTACTGTATTAGTAAGTCCAAACTGAATTTGGTTTTGTATCATCGGTATCGCAATGTATAAAGGTTTTAGCGATTCCCAACCTTTTGAATCCTGCTTTAATAAGGGCATTAAGAATAATGTATCTTTGGTTTCCTCCGCTAACAGCAATATCGGCTGCAACTCCGATGAGGTGGCTTGAGTTTGGTACTCCTCCAACTTTAGCGTTGTGGTCTTTTGTCCTGTAACCACTTGTGATCTTAAAGGGTACACCTGCAAGTTCTCTAGCGTGTTCAAGTTTATAAAGAAAGTTAATATCCATATTCTTACCTGAATCAGGTAAACTAGGGCAGTTAAACTCATCAAGGGAAAAGTAATTAAGATTCATACAAATATACTATAAAGTAGTTTCCAAATCATAAAGAATAATACAACTCCTATAAATATAATTTTACTTTTATTGTAATATCCGTCACTCTGCCAATTTGTAGAAACGTAATCAATTACTTTTTCTTTAGCTAAAATCCAATATCTTTTCATAATTTATTATTTAAGTGTGAACCGTCACAATAACCATTAGGGTCGCTAGTACAACCACATTTACATTTTATTTCTTTCATAATTTTTCTTTTGGTGGGTTATTTTTATCATCAAAATCCATAGCTGCTTTTAATATAATTTTATCCATCATATTGTCTTGGTTTTGTAGCATTTCTCTTTGGAGGTTTATAACCATTTCCTCTAAATTATCTTTAGCTTTTACAAGCATTTCAATTTGGTGTTCCTTTTTTTCTAAAGATTGTTTTAGAGAGTTTATATCATCTGGTTTACTTCCTGTTATAGTAGCTACGGTTATACCGATACTCGCACTAATTGTTCCAATTAACATCATTACGACCTCCTTGTTAGTATCTAGTACAGGAAACTGAATTAGAGCGACTATAAGTCCTATAACAAATAAAAATATTAGTAGTGACCCTACATAACTTCTTATTTCTCTTGCTACGCCATTTTTAGGAAGTGCCATTATTTTAATTTTTTACTAATACTAATTATTGTATATGCTATTGCTAATAATAAAGAAACAGCTTGTAGAATAGGATTTATAGAACTAATTGAAAAAGCTAATGCTATTGCGTTTAAACTATAAATCTTTAAATCTTCCATTATTTTATTGCTAAATAGATGTAATCTACATCATAAGAGTTATGCCAAGTTCCTGTGCTATTTACAGTAAATTTATTAGTGCCTAAAACAAAAGCAGTTGCTGAAGCATCTTCTGCATCACTTAAATTAGCATATAATTCTTTTGAACCTCTTTGTGAATCTATTAAAATCCATCCTGTTGAACCTACTCCTTTGACTAATAAGAATCTTGGACTAAAACTTAAAGAAACATCAAGACCTGAAACCCCTGTTCCTGTATAACTCCCCACTTTCTGATAACCTGTTACAGAGTGGAAGCAATATCCAATTACATCTCCAACACCTCCTAATGCACTATTCCAATTATTATCAAATGTAGTAGATGTGGGTAAAGACATTGTACCATCTGATGAACTTAATTGAGCCAAACTACCTGTATCAAACTCTAAATAATCATAAGGATTATTATTCAAGAAAAAAGGTCTAATTCTCCAATCTCCAGATGAATCTATCCTCTTACTAATTATTAGTTCAGGAGGTGAACTTAATCCGTGTCCTACGGAGATATTCCCAGAGCTTGTTAAAGTTCCTGTCCACTTCACAATACTAAATCCTGCCTCTGCATTTACTGAAACTATACTTTCAAAAGTAGAGCCTCCACTACTACCTTCTGTGTTTATCTGTGGTAAATTTTTATCGTGGTCTCCTGCCTTGAAAACCCATGCGACGTATTCTCTACCACTTGTATTTACTTCACCACCACTACCTGCACCATCTAAACTAAAACCATTATCTGTTAAAGAAACAAAACCATTAGCAGTTGTAGATTCTGCTGATGTTGTATCTGAACTAATTCTACTAAATTCACCTCTTACAGAATCGTGTAATTCGTGGCTTGTTGAATGACTTCTTGATTTAATCCAAGCAAAGTCAGGTTTGAAGCTTGTAACAATTTCTTGTGCTGCTCCTGTTCCTGTATAAGTAACAACATCAAAACTATTCGCTACAGTTGGAGTAGTAGTATCAGGGTCTGCTGCTATAGCTAGGTAGATGTAAGTACCATTATTTGCATTTAAAACCCCATCCGTAGTGTTTATGCTAAATCCATTTGATAAGAAATTAATACCATTAGTTGCTCCGAAAGTAGCTTCTTGTGCTGTATCTTGTGCATCTAAAAAGTCATCCATATTAGTCAAGGCATCTGCTCGTTTATTATCAGCCATTAACCATCTATCCCCACTATCTGTTCTTTTAAACAATATAAATGCACATTCAAATCCTGTTTCAACTAAATTACCTGAAGCTCCTGTACCTGTATAAGTACCGACTTTTTGTATTCCGTCTACGCTGTGGAAAGCATATATTATTTGAGAAGTTGAACCTGTATAGCCAAAATAATAACTATAAGCTGTTGTAGGGGTAGTTATAAAAGTATCATCGACTGTAGGTGTATATCCTTGTCCAGAAACTCCACCGTTACCAGAGCCGTTTGAAGTGTTCAGATTCATATAATAACCTGTAGACAATATACTTGGTAAAAAAACACCCCAATAAAGAGATAAATTTAAAGATTTTGTAATTAAAAGTTCAGGTGCTTGAGATAATCCGTGAGGTATTGTTTGATTGTTAGATGTTTGGGGGTTGTGTTTTATAATACTAAATCCTGCTTCTTGGTTCGCACTTATATCAGCATTAAGGTCTCCGCTTGTGTCTGTAGAAGATGCACCTCCTGCATTGAAGCACCAAGCAGCAAACGTTTGACCTGACTGACCGACAAAAGCATTACCAGTCACAGAGAATCCATTACTATCAAAAGACGGTAAATAACCTGTACCGCCTCCATCATATTGTGCTTGAGTACTATTTGGAATAATTACTATATCAGCACCTCTAACAGAATCAAACAGCATATGGTCAGAATTTGAAGAAGAGCTTCTTTTCTTTATCCAAACCAAATCAGGAGAAAAATTCGTAGCATCTTGATAAGTTACGTTTGTAGCAGTACCATCATAATTTGAAGGAGCAGTATAAGTCATACCTGATATATTTCCTGTATAACTTCTTGTTTTATCATTAACAGAACCTGAATTATTATTATCAAAATTAAACCAACTTTCAGGAGTAGATATTACATTCAAATTAGTGAAATTGTCATTATATAAAGCTGTTCTATCTGTGTCGCTTAATGCTCTTGAATATGTTCTAATTTGCTTATATTCTATATTGGCATCACTTGCAATTACAGAACTTAAAGGGTTATCTCCAAAATAAATATCTCCTCCATTTTGAATATTTGTACTTGCAGCTGATACAGTTGCTTTTAATACATTGTTTTCATAAATTCTTGCTTGAGTACTTTCTAATATAATTAAGAAATGCTTATATACATCCGATTCAGTTGATGACCAAGTTCCTGTGCTATTATTTGAACTCGTAGCATAATCAGAAAATTCAAGTTCATTATTATTTGAAGTTGTTCTCAATAATATTCCTGACTCCCCCGAACTATTTCTTGTGTCAAGTAATGACCTATTACCACCTGTTGATGTAGGTATTTTTGCCCAAAATGAAATTGTTTGAGTTTGTAATTGATCTATATTAGTATCAAAATAATCACCATTAGATGATGATCTTATTGAACCATCAATAGAATATCCTCCATCAGGACCTGTATCATTGGCATTACCATCTAATCTATATAAAGCAACACCTGAACTATCAGAGAATATATCAGTAACTGATTTAGATGCTGAAGCAAATGTTTCTCCATATAGAGTAGTTACTTCTGTAGTTGTAAGCTCTCTATTGAATATTCTAAATTGGTCTATTGCACCGTTAAAATAATCTACTAATACTCTTGAAAGCCTACCAATTATAAAATTTTGATTTGCAGTAGTTGTAAAGGCAGAAGAAGTTCCTGTTAATTCAGCAGTAGAATTACCATCAAGATATACATTAAAATCTCCATTATCATAATTAACTACAACGTGATGCCAATTTCCATCATTTATGGTAGTTGTTCCTGTATCAGTAACACTTGTTCCACTTGTATTTGCCTGAAAATAAAGCACACCTGAAGCTAAAGATTTTAAAGCTAAACCTGTAGAGGATGAGTCGTTACCGCCATTATTCCAAATCAATCCTGCTGAAGTAGAAGAAGTTCTAAACCAACAAGAAACAGATATTAAAGAGCCATTATTTGATGAATTATTACCTAAATCAATATAACTACTACTCCCATTAAAAACAGCACCTCTATTTATATAACCACCTATTTTTTGAGTACTTCCGTTTCCTGTATATAAAACTGTATTGAAATAACCTGATGGTAGATTGGCAGGTGCATCTCCTGCTACCTTCTTAAATGTCTTTCTATTTAAAGCCATATTATAAGTTTATGTCGTACTGTACTACTTGTGCTTTTGTGGTCTTGGCGTTTATTTCGCCCTCTTTTGTTTCTACAGTTGTTCTTATTGCTGCTCTAGCATCTGTTATATCAGAATCAGTAGTATTACCTAATTCAGTATCTCTTATAATTACCCAATCAGTTTCAGATAGTTTACTATTAGCAATAGATTTTAAGTTGGCTATCTTTTGAGTTTTTAACTCTGCTAAAGTTTGTGTCCAAGTTTTATTTGTTTTAGGATATGTAAATTGAATATTTTCACTATCCCAAAATATTTCTCCTAAATCGTGAATTTGTGAGTTATAACCATCTGGTAATACTACATCAAACAAACCTTCTGATTTTTGTTCTGATCTTGGTAATTGGTCAAACCCTCCTAGATATTCTTTTTGACTACCTTTAAATGCTTTTGGTATTGATGTATATACCTGTATTGTTCCGTTTCTATTTATTGCGTATGCCATTATGATCCTATTTGTGAGATTTGATACCACGCTTCAGACGTTGATATAAATTTAAATTCTATTAAGTTTTTTGCAGAACCTGTGTCACTATAAGTTCCCCCTAGCTTGTTAAAAGTTCCTGCTGAACCGTTTATAGTACCCAATGCTAAACCAAAAGTTCCACCACTACCTGTTATTTGTAAAACACAAGTAGAACCTATTTTAACATTTGTAAAGGATACTGTAGCTGTGTGTCCTGCTGTCCAAGTAAATACATCTGCTGTTGAGGTATCTATTGTTATTGCAGTTGCTGATGTTACAGCACTACTAGCAGTATATCTATTTGCTAATTGGTCGTGGTCTATAGCATTGTCAGCCATCATTGAATTAGATACACTATCTGTATCACCTGTACCAACTAATGTACCTGTAGCTGTAGGTAAGGTAAGTACAGCACTACTAGATGCTGAATGAGGTTGTGCTTTTAATGTTTGAAAATGTGCATTACTCGATTCACAATACATTCGTATTTCAGCAACATTACCTGTTCCTGTTCTCATTTGTATACTACCATCAGAAACAGTTACACCTCCTGTAGACCCATCTCCATCTACTACTAAATTATTACCATCAAAAGTTAAATCTGCTTCTGCATTACCACTTGCAGAATCTACTGAAGTGACTACCCTATTGTTAGATGAGTTAGCAACAGAATAACTACTGCCAGATGCACTTAATTGTCCATTACTAGCAGATAATCCTGATCCGGCAATACCACTTACAAAGTCAACTATAGATTCTTTTTTGGTAGCGTTTGAATCATCAGCATCTACAATAGCAATACTATCATTAGCTACATTTACAGT